AATGCAGTTGATTTAGTATTGGATGATGCGGTAGTAAATACAACTTGCACAATATCAACAAACACAGTAATATCTACTGACTTAGATTGTAGCGGGGATACATTCCTAGTAAACACGAATGCAGTTGCAACAATAGAATCAGGAGTTACAGTTAAATGCTTAACGGCAGCAATAGAAAGCGGTTCTAAAATCGCTTCAAAAGGAACATTATTAACCGGAGAATCTTAAAATGGCAGACTTACCAAAATTTGAATCAATAACAGGAACTAGCTTGTCTGGTTCTGATGGAGATGCTAACAGACAATATAGTTTAACTCATGCAAATGCAGTTGCTGCAGGTATGGATGTTAGAGTGGCTGGAGCTGCTTGGCAATATGGAGTTCAATATACTCTGGCAACAAACGTCATAACTTTTGTTGATCGTGTATGGGATAACCAAACAGTAACAATTAACTATTTCATAACGAGTCCTTATGCAACATCAAGTGCAGATACAGAATATGCAACCACAGAACAATTGAATGAATTCATGCACATGTTAAGTGAAGTGCCTAATCCAGATACTTCTGGGGAAGATAGATTACTTGAAGTTGTTGGAACTGGTGATGATTCTGTAACAAGATTCTACACAGACAGAGCTTTCGTTATAGCTGCAACTTACACATTTTATTATGGTTCAACAGAGACTGAAGCTTTGACACAACCATTAACTGAAGTTACACACTACACATTAAATAAAGATAGAGGGATTATAACTTTGACGACTGCAGGAGTTAACTTAATTTCAACAGATAAAATTTATTTAGACTACTCCTTCAACGATTTAGGATTTAAAGATAGTTTTTTGCAAGAGACACTTAATCGTAGTGCAGATTGGTTTGATGATGAAACAAACAATCACTTCACTCTAGGTTCTGAAGCAACACCAAATTACAATCAAGTATCTAACGAGAAACATACTGGTCAAGGGAGGTTCCATCGTGATTACTACACAGACAATTTTCCTTTACCAGTTGTTTCTACATTATTGAACGGAGCTGCAGCAATAGGTGATGTTGCTTTAACAGTTGATAGTACAAATGGATTTGCAGAAACAGGAGTCTTATTGGTTGATGGTGAGAAAATAACTTACTCAGCAAAAGCTTCCACAACAGAATTTACCATAACAGCTTTAACAGTGGCACATGATGATAATTCCACAGTAGGTTCAACAGTTGTTGAAGTATCTACAACATACAGTGGGACTTTACCAGTATGGACTGTTCTTAGAAAAGATGTAGATGTTGACATGGATTTAGTAAGTGGAAGAATGATGGTGCTTAGAGATGATATTGAACTAAGTGTTGTTAATCAACAATCAGCACCCTTTGGAATACCTAATCGAGTTAGATTCAGTTACTTATGGGGTAATGGAACAATTCCTTCAAACGTAACGAGAGCAACTCTAATGATTGCGGCAATGGATATACTTCACTTAGCTGTAAGAAAAGCACACACTGCAGGACGTAATGATTACAATCCAGACCTTATCAATATTGATGAAGCTTGGTTGAAAAGAATCATTGGTGAATATTACATGATGAGGACTGCAAATATTTAGAACCATTTAAATAAACTTACATTAATAAAATAGTGTTTGTGTCTGCGGATGCAAATACCGACTGAGGTCAAGATGACAAGTGTAATAACTAAAACAACATTAGAATCAAACGCATACGATAATGTTATTTCTTTTTTAGATGATAGAAGCATAGTTACAGACCCACGTGATCCCGCAGGTTATCAAAAACGAACATTCATTTATGACACAGACCCTTTAGCCAAAGGAGTTAACTTTGGAGAGTTCCCATATATCATTGCAGAATTTCCCATGCTTGAATACAGTAATACATCTACAGATGGCAAAACGAAAGAGATTGCTTGGAAAATGAATATTACTGTGCGAACTTCTCGAAATGGTTCAAGTCAAGGCACTACAGGAGTAGGTAAAAAAGATATGTTCACAATCTGTGATTCCCTCCAAGTTCTATTCAACACATTAACTTACAGACAACAATTTGCAGACTTGAGAATGTTCTTTATGAAATTAACTAAGCTTGGTGTCGACAGCATAACGAGCAATCAAGAATACATTTATGAATCTAGTTATGAACTTACATTCTTAGAAAGAATACAGGTGAGTGATTAATGACTATTGGAGTTACGATGTCAATTACTGGCGATAAACAATTAGCAAGACTCACAAAAAATATAACTACTAGAGGTGCAGCTGATTTGAATGATGCAGTGTTTAGTTATGCAAAAATAGTTAGGCAAGGCTTATTTAAGGGAGCCATAACAGACACAAGACCCTTAACATCGAATAGAGTTGCGGCAGCAACAAAAATAAAGGCCAAGAGATTAAGTAAATTTCGTAGTGTAATTACTATGCCTAGTTCATTAATATCTTTAGATAGTATGACTCCTCATTTTGTTCCATTAAAGCGAGGACGTAACATAACTAAATGGGCTAGGCAAAACTTCAAAGGAGTTCGTGTTGGTGGAAGGAGTAGAGTTATATTTCGTAAAGGAGTTATAGGAAATAATATAATTTATAAAGATGGGCAAAAAAGTAATTTGTTTGTTACACCACACCCATTCATACAAAAAGCATTAACCAAAGAAAGAAACAAATTACCAAATGAATTGAGGAAAGGATTAAAGAAAGCCGTTAGCGGTTCAAGGAGATAAAAATGAAATATAAATATAAAAATCTTAAACATGTAGTGCTTCATGGAATACCTCCAGGAGAGACACGTGAATTTGATAATCCCATCTTAGGTGGTGGAATTGAATTAGTTGAAGAACATAAAGAAAAGTTGACGATTAAGAAAACACATAAGGAGATGATATAACATGACAGCAGCAAGTACAACAGATATTGATGCCTGGAAAGAGTTTTGTTTGATTGGTATAATTCCACAAGCTTATCCTACTGGTGCAGGTGGCGGAGCAGAAATTGCATTCGCAGGAATGACTGAAGATATTACGGCAATGGACTGGGGAGAAAGAGACATTGAAGGAATGCCATTAGTAAATGGTGGTAGAGTAGTTAAAGTAAGCTCTATGGGTGATGAGAGTATGACTCTTAAAATGTATCCTACTGATGCATTACTAGACACTGCAGATGTAGCTGAAGGAGTGGCACAATTGTTCCACCCGCAAGCAGAAGAAGATATTACACAACCAGTCGTTGTAATCAACAGTATTTACAGACGTAAGTTTGGAATAATTATGCTTTGGTCTGAAACACTTCCAGCAACAGCAGGAGCAATTCCAGCAGAGGGCAAGAAAGCTTATCGTATTCAAGTAGTTAATGCATACATGACAGCATATAAACTGAACTATGATGACAAAATGTTAAGTGCAGAAGTTACGTTTAAGTGGGCTCCGTTCACTAAAGCAGCAGTTGGTAATAAGAAAGAAGAATCTACAGATGGTTCTGTTCAATTACTTGCAGCAATAACAAGCTCAACAGCCTTTTAGTTAAGGCTACTTTTTTATTTTTATTAGGAGAACTGAAAAGATGAATGAAGAAAATCCAGGAAAGGAAATAAGGGAAAGAATAGTAAATGGTTTCGCCATTAACAGAATTCCACCCAAAGCAAAGCAAAGGTTCCTACAACTTGCAACAGAAGAGTTCTGTGACGATAGGGGAATGTGTTTGAAGTATCTTATTGATGTTCACGATGGTTTAGTTACCAACGGACTAGAACACTTTGAATGGGCTTTAAATGAGTTTAACGAAAGGTTGTTGAAAGTAGAAAAACAACCAGAACAAAAAGAAGAACCAACCACCAGGAAGATGATGGATGGAACACGAATAGAGGAAAATGAAAATGAGTAGATTTAAAAAACATTTAGGCGAAGGAAAAACAATAACTATCAATGAGGAAGACTTCCTTATTAAACCATTAACAACAAATGAAGCACCGTTATTTTTCAAAGTTATGGCTGCATCAGGAGATGATGGATTTGACGTAAGTAAACTTAACGATTCATCAAGAGATGCAATCAGAGAATTGCTTGAAAAAACACTACAGAAAAGTTTTCCAAGTGAATGGGATAATGAACGGGAAGAATTGAAAACGTTCGGTATGAAGTACATGATGACTTTATTGCCATTAATTATAGAAATAAACATGCCTGAACATGATGAGAAAGAAAACAAAGTAGATGAGCTTAAAGCAAGATTGAACAAATGATAGGTTCACCCTTACAACCAACATCGAAGAAGGGAAAACCATTTGAAGAAAAAGATTTGGAAGTTATGCACCATCAATTTATGAAAATTTATGGGTGGATTCCTTTCGATGAGTTCAAGAATATACCTTTAGCGACTTTATTTACCTTACACAAGATGGTTTTTGAAGAAATAAATAAACAAGAAGAACTGAGAATAATACTATTGAAGTTCTGCGGAGTGAAAAACCCCACATAAAATGGTAATCGTAACAGAAGAAAAAGTAAAAATCATATTCGAAGTAGTTAAGAAAGGATTCACTAAAGGAGTATCACAAATAAAAGAAAACTTGCAAGGCTTTAACAAAGTACAAAATGCAAGCAACGAAAAGTTCAAAGAGATGCGAACATCAACAGGTGGCGTCAATAAACGTATGAAGGGATTAAACAATATGGGTGCTAGAGTTGGTAATCGTCTAAGAATGATGACTGCAGGACTTAAAGGTTTCCGTATGGAAATGCTTGGTGTGATGTTCTTCGGTATGGCTATGCAACGTATGTTCAGTAGTATGCTTAAACCTGCACTCCAATTAACAGGATTCTTCGACTTACTAAAATCAACCCTAGAAATATTATTTTTACCAATGGCGTTGTTCATATTCAAGGCGTTGTTGCCATTGTTCACTTGGTTAATGAACCTTGATGAAGCCACCAAATTATTTATAGGAAAATTAGTTTTATTTGGTGTAGCGATGGGTTTTGTTCTTTTCGTAGTTGGGACTTTAGCATTAGGTATAGGTTCAATGATTGTAGCATTTGGTAGCGTGTTCACAATAATTAAAGGATTAATTCCTGAAGTTAGTTTATTCGGAATTAATTTAAGTAGTATTGTAGAGATGGGTGTTGGAGTGACACTTTTAGCTACAGCACTGAAATTAATAAAAACTGTGCTTGGTGGAATTTTAGATTTCTTATTAAACACTTCTGTTGTTGGTGAGTTCTTTGATAGAATGGGTATTGAAATAGATGAAAATAAAACATCATGGGAAAACTTAAAGACATTAATAATTGAAGCATGGGATAAAATTAAAGCTAAGATTGGTATTGAGGAAGAAGCTGCAGGTATGGGGTTCTCAATTTCAGGAATAATAGCTGACTTCAAATCAATGAAAGACAAAATAACTGAAAGTCTTGATAAGATAGATTTTGATAAAGTTCAAGAAGATTTTTCATCACTACTAACTATAATGGGTGACGCAACACCTACACTAGAATCGTTAGCAGACTCATTAAGTATTATAGCTGATGTTCTTGAGAAAATAGTTAAATTTGGAACTAAAGTAAATAATATTTTTGGTGGAAATGGAGTAAATCCGTTTGAAGGTGGAGGATTATCACCAGGTTCACCAGGAACATTTGGTGGTTTTCAAAATGAGTTTTTAGGTAGAGAAGGAAGAACTTTTAACGAAGGTGGAGCTGGCGGAACATTCACAATAACTAATAATTTCAGTGAAGTATTTGATCCTGAAACTATTGCAAGATTAATTGATACAAGTATAAGTGCTTCAATATTCCAAACAATAAACAATACTAATTAAAGAAATAAGAGATAAAAATGGCAAGAGACAATATAAAATTTGTTGGTGATGGTGTGACTGTATTTGTTGCAACTACAGGTGTTAAAGAGAATTATTTGAATGCCATAAAACCAATAAGTATCCCTACAACAGAATCAACACCAAACACTGTAAATATAATAAATTTGAACAAAATAGAGGATAGGTTTACAATAAATGGTTCATTGAATAATGGCAAATTACATGCTAGCGAAACACACACAACAGCAATCAACAAGAAAGACGCCTTAAAGGTAATGTTCGCTTTAGGTAGCGTTGTTTCAATGACTTGGGAAACCACAACGTACAGTGTCGCAGTAGATAAATATGAGATAGATTATAAAGCTCAAGATGATAAAGATAATGAACAAGATGGGGTTGCCATTTATACAGTAACAATATCTTGTGTAGAGGGGACTGATTTAGTATGACTGAATCATTAAATCCTGAAGGAGAATTATAATGACCAACACACAAACATTTTTGGATGCAGTAAAATCTGATGTTAAAACATTCACATTAACAAAAAGCACATACATTGCAGCAGGAACAGGAACATCAGCAACAACTGCAGCAGATACTACATTAGAAACTGAAACTATACGTAAGGCCAGACAAGAAAGTACAACAGGAACAAGTGATGTTGTGGTTAGTTTATTCTTAGGAACTGCAGATGCAAATGGAGATACCCTTACTGAAGTTGGAGCATTAGATGCTGCTTCAACAGGAAACTTAATGAATCATAGTTTAATCACTGCAATAACTAAGGCAGCAGATACCGACATATGGATTGACATTGAAGAACAAATAGATGTGATACAATAAAATGGTAACAATAGCTCAATACTTCGTCAGAAAAAGTGGAGTTAATTATAATTTAGTTAGTTTTAATTTTAGTAGGGAAGGTAGTTCTGCTATTGACCAAACTCCTTTCGAAGTGAGTAAGGCTAATGCTACAAACTTAAACATTGGTGATGATGTTAGTATAGGTTATATGGATGGAATAACGTTTGTTGCAGACTTCAGTGGAGATATAATTAGTAAAGAGGTTAATGAAACATCAACATATATTCTTGAGAGTTATGGTGGAAGATTGAACAGGTCTAAACATTTCAGTCAAATATTTGATGGTCAAGCTCCAGAAACAATTGCAGAAAATATTATAGATAATCAAGTTACATCTTTGACATATTCAAGTGTTGCAACATCAGGAGTAACTATTGAAAGATTTGTTGTACAAAATGAAACTCCTGCAAATGCATTAGGAAGATTACTCAGTCTTTTAAATTGGCAAATGAGAACTGACAATGATAAATTATTTTACTTTGAACCAACTGGAACAACAATAAATTCAACAGCAATAGTTGTGGGAACTAATGCAAGTCTTCTAGGGAAATGGAGTGATTCACCAAATAGTTTGATTAATTATGTTACATTTTTAGGTGGTAATGCAGTATTTAACACAGCAAAAACATTCACATCCACCGCAGCTCAAACAGTATTCACTGTAACTAATAAGATAATTGGTAATGTTAAAGTAACAGATAATGGAACTGAATTAATTGGTGGAACTTCATCAAGCACCACAACATACGATTATGAAGTTGACTTTGATAACTCAACAATAACATTTACAGTTGGAAGAACAAACGGACATACAATAATAGTTAATTATGATTATGGAATACCTGTAAAGATAAGTTCAGGAAATGATACATCAATAACAGACAATACTATATTCCCTAGAATATTCACTGATGAATCTGTTAAGACTATGAGTGATGCAAGAAAGAGAGTTAAAACAATCTTAGCATCAGGATCAGCCACAAAAAATGCAATTATTTTAGTTAATTATGATGGTGTTTATTCTGTTGGTGAAACTGTGCAAGTTACTGATGACTTCAATTCAATAGATACTCAATTAGTTATTAATAAGTTATCTTTTAAATATCCTAATGGTGCTAAAATGTTGGAATTAGGACCTTCCAGAATAAGTTCTCTTGATTGGAATAAAGATATTGATTCTCGTTTGAAGAACTTAGAAAGCAGACAAGATAATAATGATAGAATTCAAAAATATATTCAAGTTCAAGAAGCAATCAATATGACTCAAAGAGTTGGAAGACTTCGTGTTCGTTCCCAACCGTTAGGCAATGCTTGGATAGTTGGAAGTTCAACAAACGGATTAGTGGGAACAAACACTGCAACACAAGGTGGCGGTCAACAAGTAGTTGGATCAGGTGGAAGAAGTGCAATAGCTGTAGTCTCAGTTCAGAATTACAATAGCACATTCTATGAACGATTCAACTTTGTAAACTTTATAGATACTGCAACAACAGATGCGACACCAGATTATACTAATGAGGACTGCGACTTCTTAAACACTGAAGTATTACAAAGTTTAGCTGCACAAAAAGGAGTTACAATAACAAAAGCCACACTCACAAGCGACAGCACAACAAACTTAACATTTGAGATGACTGCGAATAATTCAGACTGGGAATCAGTTACGTCAGGAACACAACATACGTTTGCAGATACAGGAAGCGATCTTAGGTATCGTGCAACAGCTAGTGGTGCAGCAACGATAAGTTTAATAACTATAACATACGAATGAGGAATATAAAATGAGAGATTCAAAAGGGAGATTTTTAAAAGGACACATTCCTTGGGTAGTGGGATTAACAAAAGAAACAGATGAAAGAGTATTAGCCATCGCCAAATCTAAAACTGGAGAAAACTATCATAATTGGAACGGTGGAAAATCGAAACATCCATCAGGTGCAATAAAAATAAGTTATAATGGAAAACAATATTGGGAACATCATCATGTTTGGTGTATCACTAATAAATTTCCTTATATTCCTAAAGGTATGGAAATACACCACATAAATAATAATCCTTCAGATAACAGACCAGAAAATTTAGCAATGCTTCCTGGAAAAATTCATAGAAAACTTCACGCAAAATTACAATTACAAGATAATCCAGATAGAAAATACTGGGGGAAAAATATACATTTAAGAGGTAAAATATAATGACAATACGAAATACATGGCCCGTCCAAGTTGCAGATGGTGATGAGTTAGCTGAGGGATTCTTCAATGGGAATACTGATAATTCAGGAATTAGGCGTAACGCATCCAGTGAAGATACTACAGAATACTCTGCTATAGGTGCGACTTCTTATACAGATATAGGGTATAGCAAAACTTTCACACCTCCCGCAGGAGTTAATTCTTGTATTAAGGCAGTAAAAGTAGTTCTGGACGCTAAATATGTTACACAGAATGGATTTATTAGAGGGACTTTAACTAATGATACAAACAGTGCAACAATTAATTTAACTTCTGCAGTTTTAACCACTGTTAATGGTAACGATGACACCTATTGGTTATCTGTTGGTGATGTTGCATATACTGAAGCAACACTATATGCAGAAACATTAGGCGTAACTGGCCTCTCAGGGGGAAAATCCAGTTTGACATCCCCAAAAGCAATATGTGGAGGGGCGACATATACTTTAACTTTTAGAGCTGCAAGATCAGGAAGTTCTACTGCAGCCGATATTTACATAAAAGATATAACTGTCACTATATATTGGGAATATCTTCACGATGTTGTTGTGAGTGGGTGGGCTTAAAAAAAATGAATTGGTTTGAAAGAATCCATAAAAAAATTCAAGAGAGTAACGATAAACAGTATAAGCTAAGAATTGAGGAATTAGAAACTAAGTTAGTTAAAGAAATAAGCAATCATTCAATGTGTGGACGAGAACTAACTGAGCAGTTAGGCACTATGGAATTGTTAGACATTACTTTATTACACCGGGAAATAACTATTTCTAAACTTCAAAAACAACTAACTCCAGAACCAATTAATGTTCTCGCTCTCGCCAAAAAATATGAATCTAAGATGGAAGCTGAACCTTTCAAATATAACTTCAGAGGGAAAGGAGATGAAGATATTAAGTTATTTCTTAAGGTTCCTAATAAGCTAAAAGAATTAGTTAGAAGTTTCTCAGTAAAAATTAATAATAAGTATAATCCTCAATCTCCACAAGAAGCAGTAGGGTATGTTCAAAGATACTTTGCTTATGATGAAAAGAATAAGTTTACTAGAGAATCTGTTGATTTTTGGGATTGGGAGAACTTCTTATTAACATTCAAAGACGATTGCGTTGACGGTGAAATGGAAATAATCACTATAGACGGAATTAAAAAAGTTAAAGATATACAAAATGGAGATCGAGTCTTAAGTTATAATTTTGAAACAAAAACTCAAGAATATAAACTGGTTAAAAACTTTGTTGATAAAGGAATGCAAAAGGGTAAAAAAATAAGATTTAAAAATGCTACGTATATTAAAGTAACTGAGAATCATCCGTTATGGACTAGGACTGATGAAAAAGGAATTTCTAAATATTCTAAAACTTTAACTTCTGATGTTGATGAAACTCATTGGTATAAAAATAAAGTTCCCATATCCAAAGGATTAAACATTAATGTTGTAGATGTTCCTTCTTTAACTGAAGATATAATGTTTATAATAGGGCATTATCTTGCTGAAGGATGGAGTGATGCAAGTCATGTTTGTACTTCAGGAAGAGATATTGAATACAATATAGAACCTTTACTTAAAAAACTAAATATTCCTTACTCTATTGGACAAAATGGTGATGGTGTTCCTATACTTAATTTTTTACAAGGTTGGTTTAAAGATTTACTAAAACCTTTAATTAATAATAGTTTTGACATAAATATTCCTCCTGAATGGTTGTTTCTTCCAAATAGTAAAATAGAAAGTCTTCTATTGGGTTATTTCCTTGGTGATGGTCATTATGAAAATGAAGGTAAGTCTAAAACTTACAGTACTAGTTCTGATAAGTTCGCTAGCGATTTAGTATTTATGAGTGCTCGTTTAGGTAATAATATTTATATGTATCATCAGTTAAAACATGGTGGTGTCGGGACTAAACCTATTTGGCGCTTAAAATATAATCCTACTGGAGAGAATAATCGTTATCATGGTAATGATGGTCTTGCAGAAACAAGTATAAGGGATATTACTGATTGTGAGGATATTCACGTTTTTGATTTTGAGGTTGAAGATAATCATTCATATTTTAACAAGCATGGGCATTTACTTCATAATTGCGATGCGGTGGCTGGTGCTATGTATGTGATAATTGTTGATTTATTAACGATGAAGGGATGGAGTGTTCATAAAGAACGCTTATGGTTCCATGTTAACAGAAATTATAAGGAAAGACACGCAAACAACATCTGGTTAGCGGACGATGGCCTATTCTACACTGTTGAATCTACAATAGATATAAAGGGCACCCTAAATAGAAAATGGACTCATGTCCCTTTAAAGTATGATAGTTTCTATACACACCACGATGCATTCGCAAAAGCAAACAAAAGCCACAGAGGCAATAACTCAATAAGGCACGAACTATGAACGAAGCATTTGTAGAACACTACGCAAGAATAGTTAGAGATATTAAACTAGTAATTGATGATGAAAGACTTAGTGATGAAGAAAAGATAAAATTACTAGGAGTAATATTATAAAAATAATGGAGGAAGACTAAAATGGTAAATGAAGTATTTATCCCAAAAAAAGATTGGTGGAAGTCAAAAACAATCTGGGCAGGAGTGGCAACAGTAATCATTGCAGCTCTAACAGCAATGTATGGTGAAACGAGCACAATAACTGCAGTAGCAGTATCTATACTTGGAGCACTAGGAGTATATGGACGTTCAGTAGCAACATCAACAATTTAATTTTATTTTTTTTTAGGATAGGAGGATAGAAACATGAACGGAAAATACTTTATTACTTCTGCACAAGCACATGCAAAAGTAAACACAGAATTCTTAAAAAACATAGAAACATATTGCAACATGAATGATTTTGAATTAATGATTCTTCCAATGATAGGTCAAGCTGCAGCAGAAGATTATTATCCAGAAACAATGAATCCATTATTACCAAAAGATGCTATTGTTTATAATGAATTAAAACTAAACACTAACTTAGGAATAAATCAATTTAACATTAGACCGTATCAAATAGACCCAATAACTGGATTGAGTAGATTCGCACAACACGAAACAAGTAAAATCTTTGCGAGTCCAAAACAACGAATCAAATATATGAGTCACAGTAAATATAAAATACCTAAAGGATTATTTACACCAGGAGCAGTAACACATCCAAACTATGCGACAGGAAGAGATGTTAGTGCAGAACGAAGAAGACTAGGAAATATAGCCACACTAGATCATGTTTATGGTGGACTAGTTGTAGAAATAGAAAACAATAAAGTGTTTCACATAAGAAATATTCGTGCAGCAAAGAATGGAAAGTTTGTAGATTTAGGAAAACAATATACAAATGGTAAAGTTTATCATGCACCAATTGAAGCTATGGTTTGTGGAGATTGGCATAATGGATATACTGATAAGATTGTGCGAAAAGAAACCCTTAATATGATGGGAGAATATCATCCTAAACGAATTATATTACATGACTTCGTAAACATACACAGTGTCAGTCATCACATGCAAAAAGATTTAATATTCCAAATGATAAGAGAGGGTGTCGATAAAAACCAACTGTCTTTGGAAAGAGAATTGAAACTTGCAGGAAAAGAATTGTTAGTTATTAATGAAGCAGCTAACGGTGCAGACATTGTATTAGTTCCAAGCAACCATCACTCATTCCTTGACAGATATTTAGATGAGGGTAGATTTGTTAAAGACCCTATGAATGCAAAATTGGCGTTTAAACTAGCAATAGAATATGCAAATCATAAGATACCTGTCGAAGCAGGAATCAAAATGTTTACTGATTTACCAGACAACATTAAGTTCTTAGGTATCTGGGATGATTACAAAGTACAAGGCTATCAATTAGGAAGTCATGGTCACATGGGTCCTGCAGGTGGAAGAGGAAGTATGGGTAGTAAAGAAAACGATTTTGGTAAAAGTATTACTGGGCACGTTCATAGTGCAGAAGCTTTAAGATTTTCATACACAGTAGGTATGATGTTGCCTTACAAAACATTTTATATGAGAGGTAGTCCGAACAGATGCACACATACACATGCAATGTTGTATAATACATCTGCAGTTCAATTGGTGAATATAATTAATGGTAAACATAAACTCAGTTAATCTTCTTGGTGGTCTTGGGTTAACTAACCCCTCCTAGATTCTCACCCATCTTGTATGCGATCCAGGATCACCATTATTTTCTTTTCCATTAACGAAGAATTACTTTCTCCGTCTTAACCGAACATTAATGATCTCATTAAAAGACTTCTTATCGAACAAAACATTACGTTCAATCTGCGCCTTCAATTCATAATAAGCACAATCAAACTTATCAACACACAACAACAATATCCTGCGTTCAAAATTCTTAACACCATACAACTCAACATCTGCAAGTAAGTTAGGACTACTCCCCCAATAAAATTTCCAATCAGACTCAACAAGATAATGTCGCTTATTCTTACGACCCTTTAAAGGTTTGCGAACTCTCTTGCTATGAAAGAATTTTTTACCAATATAATAGCGATCTGTAACCTTGTTCAAAATAATATACACATAACCTTGATACTTACTAATATCTTCAGGTGCTCCAATCCATTCATTATCTTCAGTCATACAAATCAATCCCTTTCTTCTTCAACAATAATTCATAACGCTTCTTGAGATCATAATTAACAACCAACACAGGAGACTCCCCTTGCTCAGTAACCAAACCACCCCACTCACCAACATAATAATTTCTGAAATAAATCTTGCTACGAACAATACTTCTTAACTTAGTCTTGAACAACTTCCCGGGAGAATCTCCAGGAATTATGCAACTAGGTAAACAATTAACAGGAGCAGGAATATTATTTTTTATGAACAACTCTCTAACTTGAAAATATAGTTTGTTGAATTCTAGTTTTTCTTCCCACCACGCATTGAATTCAGACTCTTCTATTGCAAATGGATTCTGCATCACTATATCATCTTTACTTATTGTTATCATTTTGTAAAATATAAGCAGTTTAGACTCATACGTAGGGAGCTAAAGGAAAGGACTATCAGTCCTTATTGCTTGATGTAGCGATTGTAAAGTTTACTATTTTGCGATTAGGTTAAACGCTTCTTTATTATTTTAATATATTCTTCTTCTTTCTCAATCAAAATAAAACCTCTATTGAGATTCTTACAAGCAACACCAGTAGTACCGCTACCAGCAACATTATCAAGAACAATATCACCCTCATCAGAATAAGTCTCAATCAAATACTCAAACAATTTAACAGGCTTCTGGGTAGGATGTAATTTAATATCAACATCATCAGAATACGTTTTAGATATTGAAGGATTATGAGGAACTCTAAAAGCCAATATAGATAGCGGATAACGAGTACCATCATCCTTTTTACGAGTCATATTTAAAGACGAGTAAATAGTATTATTTTCACCATACATACTTAAAGTCTTCCTCTGTGTAAGAAACTCTTTATCTTCAACACCCCATTTTTGAGGGTTATATTTATATTTGCCTTTTTTAGAGAATATAATAACTGCTTCATGCACTTTAATATGTTTTTGTTTCGCACTTAGCCCAGAACCGCTTTTATTTTTAAGCCAACATAATTCCTCTCTAAATAATGCAATATTACTTAATATCAATTTACTAGTAAAAGGTTGACTCGCAGTTAATACTATAACCCCATCATCTTTAATTATTCGTTCATACTGTCCCCATAATAATTCTAAATTAATGATAGAATCCCAAGAACAAGCAGTAGTTCCATAAGGTAGGTCAGCTAAAATCATATCAACAGATTTATTAGCTATATCTTTCATCACTTCAAGACAATCTCCATGTATTATTTCTTGTTTCATTTTACCTTTTTTTAACTTTGTTGCGATTATGACTAGTCAAATATGTTACTACAACTATGACATTCATACTTTAAGTTCTTATCAGGAATATGTCCTAATCTAAAATTTTCTTCTAACTCAAAGATTTTAATTTCTTCTTTAGTCTTACGATCAATAAAACCACCTTGACCTCTTAACCTTCTGCCCTCATTATCCCAGTGTTTAGTTTGCTCCCATAATTCAGGGCTATTCTTCCACTGCATATACAATCCCCATTGATTCTGCTTAGGACATTGAAAACAACCACTACGATTATATCTATCATAAATAGGATTATGAAGTTTCTTACCTTGAAGAAACTTAGCACATTCAAGTTCAGTCATACCAATCTCAGTAAGATAATGCCTTAATCTATGGTCTTTCTCTGTTGCTTTCTGTCTTTTAGTTTCATCACTCGCTATACCTACAAAAATATTACTTGCATCTTCCATCTTCTTTTGTAATGGATTAACTTTAGCTTCTCTTGAATACCAACAATGACCTGCAATAGTAATAGGATAAGACCTTATTGTCCCACCATTAGCACCTTTAGACACTATTCCATAAAACCAATAATCCCATAAACTAATTATTGTATTCTTAGTCCATTCACTAGGGTAAAAATCTAAATCAACAACTTCAACACCTTTAGCTTCAAGCTTGGCTTTAACTTCTTTATTCTTATTAAATAATTCTTCTGCTCTAAAAGTCTTAGGTTTTAGAGTTGTAAGTTTCAGATCATAGTTTTTTTCTAAATACTCAATATAAGCGTATAACTCAGGATACTCAAACCCTGTATCAGCAAAAACTATTTCATCATAAAATACTTTATTCTCTTGAATTTTAAGAAGCATAGCTGTTGAATCTTTCCCTGCACTAAAAGAAACATAGTTTTTGCCCTTGATTAAGCCTTGTTTAATTAGCTTGATCCTGTTCTTCTTTCCGTTCTCAAAATCGTTACACATTTTCTTTTCCTTTACCTTTTTTCTTGTGCCAAAGAAGGTTTTTTAACCTTCGTGGTATAACTTTGTTGCGATTAAGTAAACCTATCCAATAATTCAGTAGCCCAGACCCACTTCATAGGTTCTCCTCTATGATCGTCATGACAATCTACGACATGTTCCATGAATCTATCGTGATTATCATCCAAAAAAGTAGCTAATAACATTGAATAGTTAGTTTTAAAAAAGTTATCCATAGATACCTCATAAGCAATATGCTCTTTCGCTCCTTCACTTAATTCTTGTTCCATTTGTTTCACCTTTTATTTAAATACTAATTGTGCGAACTTTATGTAAAGAACGCCCATGAGTCTTCTTCTTCAAAGAATCCATAACGAGCCATCAATGTTACTTCTGTTTCAGTCATTTTTTTTACAACAGATTCAAAATCACAACAATAAATAATGTCATGTCCCGCTGCAAAGTCTAATTCATCTACAAAAGTATTTAGTAATGTTATACCGCTGTATTTTCTGTGCTTTATATCGAGATCAGAATCTACTTCATCAATTATCTTTTGTGCTTCTTCTAAATTCATATTTTCACCTACTTATTTAATCAATCTGTTCATGCCGTAGCACAAAAGTCCCATCCTTACGTTTATCAACTCCAAAACAATACAAACAATCAACAAACTGATACGGAGTATAATTAGTTATCATGTGCTTACTCTTCTTCAACTGCTTAAGAGCCTTACTATGATTACCATCATTATCCATACTCTTCATCTCATGCAACAACAAAGTAGCATTAGCAAAAGGAACTTCCTGCCAATAAGCAACATCCTGCAAAGCCTCATAATCATAAAGCATTTGCAACAAATCAATATCACCCTCTAAACAACCACGTCCTTTTCTTATTTTATAATAAGCACTCTCAAACATAGGCAAAACATTTGGACTGACTTCGTTGTGAGCTTTAACTCTACGAATAACACTGTCGTGAGTTCCCCTATTCAGAGTTCCTTGTTTTAGTAATGTTTCCAACTGATTCATAAATTCACCTATTTATCATAATAACAATCTTTAGTGCAATACTCATCATCCTCACCAGTCAACTTACTACCACACTTCTTGCAACGATTCTTATAATCAAAAAACCTATACGCTTCACGCAAACCAACAAACAAAAAGATTATCGGGGCAAAAAAAACTAATAAAATAAAACCCCCCAACAAAATAAGTATTGGCGCATCAAATTCTCTTTCTTTAATCAATGCATTCATTCAATCATCCTCCCGAATCAAACCAGCCAATAAACAACAACCACCCACAGTCAAAAATCCCAACAAGTAAAGAAACCCATGAAGATTATAAGACACAATATCATTAATGCTGTGAAGCAAGTATTCATTATCACTAAACACTTGATCCCCCAAATCCAAACACTTAGTGTGTCCAGTAAGTAATCCTGCTCGCAACTCAACCTCATTGCAACCATGATAAATCATTATTTGTTTGTGTGCACTCTCATGCATATATGTTTGTGACGAGATAGTTACTACAACCCCCCCACAAATTAATAGTAATCCTATCGCAATTAATAATTTATTCATTCTTCTTCCAAACCCCATTCATTTTATAGTCACCATCCCCTCAGAATCCTCATAATCAAAAATTATTTTAGTCTGATCTTCCAGAACAAAAGTGTGATGATTATCACAATTGTGCTGTGTGTAGTAATGGCCTATTATTCGTTTTCCCAATACTTTTTTAACATCAAGACTCACTTTAAGTCTCCAAATCTCTTGTTAATTGTTTTTATTGAGAACGCATCATTCTGCCAACCAAATTTGTCTTGAATATCTTTAATTATTAAATCCCTACACTTCTTTAGCTCTTCAACACCTGGACTGAAACATTCCCCATTAAAAGAAGCATAGGCTAAGTTCCAATCTTTCTCGTCTTTAACAACTTCCCAAGTGGAAGTAAATAAATCTACATCAGCATGTTGAGGAACTCCCTTATCAGAATAAACTTTACCTTCACCAAAATATAAATAACCACAATTATCATACTCGGCCAAATTAAACTTTGTGCCTTCTTCCATTTTACTAGCTTCAAATATGTTCATTTTAATAACCTCTGAGTATTCTCATTCAATCCAACTCTCACAATAATCATAATTCTTAACAACATACTTAGTCATCACAGCAATAGCTCGCAGACCATAAACCCCCTGAACATCAAAGGCACTAACAGGCTTATGATTCTTCAAGTCTCTGGAAATATAATCAGTCTGTTTGTTGCTGTAAGTATCTACCAGTGATGTTAGTTCAATATTGCAACAGTCACTTATATCTTTTAACTTCATCATGTGTTCTTTATTCATTTTCTAACTCCGTAATTAATACCCATATAACGCTGATAAACATCAGCCTTAAAAGAATCATCAGAATGCTTCTTGGCCCACAAAGAATTAAAACTCTTCCTAGCATAAGTAGTTACTAAAATACCCACCTTATAGTTAGCCAAGTCATCAACAAACTGCCTCAACCTCAAATCTTTAATCTTCATTTTATTTTCTCTCCAATCATAATTTGTTTCATGCGAAACATCTTCTTGCAATGATCGCACTCCTCAGTCTCACCCCAAACACTAGCATAATAATAATTAGTTATTCGTTTGCAGTGGGGACATTTCAAAGTTCCTTTCTGTTGAATATTCATTGTTCACCTATACATTCATAACAATATACTTTTGCAAAACTCTTAGCCATGAACCATTTCTTACATCGTTTGCATTTAGTTCTAGCTACAGGTTCTTTGTTTATCATTTTTCCATAGCTCCAAATTGTTTTAGTCTAGCAACTTCATGTTCTAATTTAACAATACGTTCTTGCATCTCACAAAAGTCTTTGTAATATTTCAGATTCATATCACCAACACTTGTTGCGAATATTTCAAACTGTTTTTTAATAACATATTCATCATTCATATTTTCCAAACACGCCTTTATCTCTCGGTGCAACAATATCGTTCTTAAAATCAGACAATAAAGCAACATCCTCATCATAAGCCAAAATCATACTGTTAAGGAAACGAATCCACTCATCAAACTCAGACTGAGTCTGACTGAAAGCATCCATCGTATCAATAAGACCCTCCATAGCAGCCTGATGTCGTTCTGTAGCAATAATATCATTAACCTTCCAACCATGCATAGACTCATCAAGATGTTGAGCATGATAACTAGTAGTATCCGCCCAATCCTTCATATCAGGAAAATATTCTTCAGCCAAAGCAAAAGACTTACGCTTAGAAATATTCTTGAAAACAGTCCTAACCTTTCCTTCAGGAAGTTTAATGCAAGGAATACGATCTTTAACAGCAGGCATATTTCTCCACAACTCATCAAAGAAAGGATTAGAATTATCATTAAACTTAACCTCTTGCAAAGTGTTAAAAGTAAACAACAAACTAGTCTCCTCAATATCCATATTGTTCATATTCTTATGTTGAGCAATACTATGCTTCTCCATATCAGTGCTACCATCACCAAGACTCATAACAATATCTTCAATAACTCTAACCAATTGTTTATCAGGATTGGAAGTTATCTCATCAATAATAATTTTCTTGTAATAATAAATAAGTTGTTGGAACTTAGCTTTAGTAGGAGTTTTAACAACAACCAAATCTCTGAATATTTGTCGATAAATAGTAAGATTTGCATTCTTCATAGCACCACGCTTCCCACTAATTGCCATCTTCAAAGGCTTCCAATACATACTGAAGGCAACCATATTAAGGAATATTCTAACTTGCTCATTGTCATGCTCCAAATGATTCCACATTAAAATAAATTCTTTGAAAGGGAGACTTTTCTTTGCTCGAATCTTCACACTCTTAGGATGAGTAACTAACTTCATCAAAGTCTTATCAGCCTCTTTAATGTAACCTTCTTTACAATCACCAACATTAAAAGGTAAATCCTCAATAAACTTTTCATTGATTAAAAATATTTCATCTCCTTTTTCAAAACGATACATTGGAGCATTGACAGGTAAATACATAGTTTCTTTTCCTTCAATAACCATGATCCTATCAAGGAAGAACTTCCTTCCCTTCTGGTCTTGGAATGTTAAGGTGTGTTTGTATAACTTTTCAGAGAAAGCTTTCCACACCCTATTATCCCAAAATCCTTCCTTACTCATTTTATCAGCTCTGGATTTTCATAAATATTACCAACAACTTCATTCCAATTAAGATTAGACCCACTCATCCACCCGTAAGGGTCTATATTTCTTATGTCTTCAATTATTGTTTTAAATTTGTCATCAGCATCATATCTTGAAGAGATAACTATGTCTCCTTCGTAGATTTCTTTATTATTCTTATCTTTTAGCCCAGTGAATTGCATGATGCTACGTTTATCAGATTCAAAAAAAGAATTTATAATGTGGTGTTTTAAATCATCCCAATGTATCATCCAACCAGAAGAAATAGTGTTGGTGTCCCATGCCCTAAATTTTATCTCTCTCATAAATCATCAACCCCGTCTTCTTTAGCAAAATCAATCTGATCGCCAACATTTTTCTTCTTAGCATACCCCGCAGTCGCACCCCTAGTAGGAAATACTTTCTGAACAACCTTACCACCAGGATAAATCCTAGTCTCAACAATCCATCGAACAATAGCAATGGGTTTCACTGCAGTAGTTGGAGGCATTTGCACTTCTTGCTTTATTACTTCATAAACCATTTTATCTCTTCGATGATGAACAGTTCAGGGAGTGTTATCCATCTCGACAACAAATTCCCACCTCCACTGAAAGGTTTTCAATACTGACAATACATTCATTTTTCTTTAACGTCAGATGCATTTGGATATTTATTTAGTTGGTTCCTCTTTAATCTCTTCAGCAACTTTAGGTTCTTCAACAGGGTCAGTCATTCGTTTAACTTCTTGCTGAACCTCAAAAAACTTAATCACAGCATTAGCTTCAAACTCTCGCAAGTAAACATAAGCACTACTAACAAACTGTTCCTTAGTATAATCACTCATCTTACCAAGTTCTTGAAGCTTCTCTTTGAAAGCATCATTAAACACACTGAGCTTAACATATAATTTGTCAACTTCAGACTGTGAAAGAGGAGTAGTCCCAGAAGAAACTTGGGTTTTATTAGAGGTGTTATCGCTTCCAGAACTACTACTTGATTGTGTTTTAGGCTTGATCTCGCCCTCGTCATTAATTATTTGAATGGTTTTAGATACCCATTCTTTTCCTTCCCAAGATTCATCCTTCTCAGTCCACAAAATATGATATATCTTGAATTGTTCCAACTCATCAAGAGTTTTATACTTACTCTTCTCACTGTTTAAAGGACTCCAGATAGTGAAATTCCATTCGTTGTCTCTTCCAACTGCCTTGAATTTAACCTTGCTCTTTGTCCAAGTCTTACCGTCCTTCTCACCAGTTAATGGTTTTGATGCCAACCCAATAAACTCTGCGTTAACTTCTTGAAAGCCTTCTCTCGCTGTAAACTTCTTTTCTTCAGTCATTTTGTTTTCCCCCGTATATTTAAAACTCGAAATATGTGCATACTTGAAGTCAAACAATCTCCACAGATTGCTCTTTTCCCTAGTCTAGAACCCTTGATAATAAATATTGCTTCATTATTCTCACATTCTTGACAAGTAATCATTTTAACATTTATCCTCATGTTTTTGCCATTTATCAGTCATTTTATTTTACCTCGAATAGTTTAGTATCTTTAACAAAACTAATAGCTTCTTGTATTCTACCCAACAACTCAATTATAAAGTCTTCGTCACGTGGAACTCTTACAACAACAATCTTGTGCGAGTCATCAATCATACGAGGATCAAAAGAAATAAAATCACAATATTGAGTATCAGTGCAAATCATATTCATCTGCATTTGAGCAAAATACTTATCCTTATAATACTCAGGAACTGCCTTTGTGGTTAATGATTCAACATGCATCTTGCTTGTGTATGGGCATTTAATTTCGCAAATACCAATACCATCAGCTAATAATCCGTCAGGGCTACCACCAGCCCACTTCTCGAAGCCTACCAATGGATGGAAGCCTGTCTCTGTAACCTTTTTACCCGTCAAAGCTTCATAAGCCTTAATAGCGAAAGGTTCTTGCTCAACTCCCCAATCCATAGCTGTGCTTGAGAACTCTTCTCTTTGTCCCGTTAATCGTTCAGCAATCTTTGTACGCAAATAACTAATAGCTGTCTTGCTGAATGTTTCACTCTTTCCTCTTCCTTTCTTCATAATTTCAGAAATTTGAGATGCTGTAAAAAGACCTAATCTTTGCTTAAACCATGCATCACTTTTTTGTTCTATCATTTTTCCACCTTTTGTTTAGCATAAACTTTACGCTTACCCTCATTCTCTTTAAGCTCATCCTCATAATACTTGAGATCATCACCATACTTATCAAGACGCCTTAATGTACTTGCTATCTTACGTTTATAAAAACATTCATCAGTCATATTGAATCACCCAAACAAAGCACCTAACGCTTGAGGTCTATGTACTTCTCTAACAATTATGCTTGCTTTCTTAACTTCATTACCTTCTTTGTCATTAATAAATACTTCAGCTTCAGGATTTTCACCAGCTAATAAGTTCATTACTTCTTTGACTGTAACAGGACCTTCTTTAACAATTTCCCAATCAGTAGCTTCAAAATCTCGTAATTTACCAATATAAGTTCTAAAACTTGAAGGGCTGTACTTTTTGTTCACTCTCACTTCATCGTTTCCATCATCATAAGTTAGATAAATAACTGCATTGAAAAACTCACGTCTCACTTTCTTCCCTTCTTTCATAGCCTGTACAGCTTCTATAAAATTTAATCCTTTAATTTTTTTATCTACAATGAAATCCATCTTAAAGCAACTCCACTTCTACATCATTGATGTGTTCTGCTTCATACTTAGCCAACTTGTTAAGCTTCTTTGTCTCACTAGCTCGTAGCGAATCAATGTCGTCCCCTTCTTCTATTGTTATTAAAGAAGAGTACTTAACAGTTTGGTAATTAATACTCCTACTAACTTCGATAGTGATTTCTTTAATCTTCATTAGTCCCACCTGAACTTAGTAAACAACACAAAGAACACCCAGAAAGGTGCAGTTAATAAAACTTTTTGAATCCATTGATCCGCATCAATTTGTATTATTGCTAGAGAGAACGCAATCAATAATATAGCTACTGGTGTTTCCCATTTCATTTTATTCCACACCATTTAATAGTAGAGAATCATATTGATCCATCTCTGTTTTTAATGCTCTAATTGTTTTGTTAATTAAAGACCGTTCATATATTTTGGTTTTTAATTCTATTAAATTCTTCTTTCTCAAGGTAATGTATTTCTTATCGAAAGAAGTTTTGCTTCGTTTTTCCATCATTCACACCAACTTAATTTTATCCTTAACAGCAACAACCATCGCACGCTTCTCAAGCTCTTCAAAAGCCTTTAATGCAGCAAGACATCGCTTGTTAAGATTAACAGTCTCATCATTACGAACTGCATTAATATTATCTCCTTCTTCAATCGTTATAGTTGAATTATATTTTACAGTCTGAAAGTTTCTACTTCTAACAACTTCAACACCAATAGTTTCAATTTTCATCGTGTTTAAACCTCATAAATACAAACAATACAACCCAAAAAGGGAAGCTGTAAATTAATTGTGGTAAGAACGATCTCGGGGCTAATGGGATAATCACTATTGTTAAGGCAATGAGAACTACAACCCCTAAATCTTTGAATAGTCTACGTTTATTTTCCAATTTCAAACACCATACCAATAGTTAAACACATCTAGTTTATAAACATTATTGTTATAGAGTATATAATTACCACCTAATGTTGGGGAAGATTTATATACGTGTTGGTTTTGTATTATTACATTAATTGAGGAGATGATGAAAAGATGACAGAAATAAACATAAATTATAATGACCAATTAAAGGTCAGAGCTGGTTCTCTAACAACAAAAATACCTTTGAACGAAGTCCTTTTTCACAAATTTAAAAGCGACATGAAAGTTAAAGTTAATCTGACAATTATAGTTAATGATCTAAAAGAAGAAGAATAAAGGTAAAGAATGTTTGAAGAATTTAGACAATCTAACCTTTATAGGATTCAATGGGATGAAGTAGTTTTTCCTGAAACATACGAAGTAGTTATAACAAATTGGAGCTCATCAAAAATAACTAAACATTCTAATTGGTATTATATCGAAACAACATGCCTTGCAGTGAACAATATAAACGCCTTATCAGTCAAAAAAGGTGATTGGTTCAGGCTACAAATAAGTAGCAATACATTAGGTTACAAACTCGATAGACACATTCAATTTCTAAATTGTGAAACAAAGGAAGTGTATTTAAGATTCACAAGATCGGGAAAAGGAAAAGTGCGAATTGATGAATGCAAACTTTACACTGAATACAAAAAAGAAAATAAAATAAAATAAAAACTAATTCTTAATAGCAAAATCGCCTTTAACAGTAAGATAAACTCTCTCATCATCATCAAAAATTCTCTCTTGATTTTCCAGAAAAGAATCAATCCACTGCATGACAAAATCTCTCGGAATATTATCGTATTCTAATTGTTTAACATAGTCGTTAAAGATGTTCTCTGACTGTGCTTCCTCAATTTCTAACATCATGTTTCCATTCATTTATTCACCCTGTAGTTTTTCAATTTCTAATTCTGCAAAACTATTATGCTTCCAAAAACAAGCACGAATAGTTGTTAAATCTTCATAACAATCAATACTAAAATAATTTATTAAGCGTTCAATAGCTTCAGTTTTAGTATTAAATATTTCACCCTCTCCAACGTATTCACCTAATTGATAATCATATATTTTACATTTCATTTTCAACCTCTCCAAAATCTATTTTATAATCGCAAGACTCACAATAAAAAAACTTAATGATCTCAGTTCCGAACTGATGAGAAAAACTATCGTCTTGAAGTATTAATTTTTTATCAATGCAATTAGGACACATCACTTTAACAACCCCTTTAATGCTTCAATTGTTTTAAGCTCCGCACGAAAATCTATGATCTCCCCACTCAACAAAGTGTGTTTTATTTTTAGTTCTTCAATCTCTTTTAATGCAACCTTTTCAAGTTTAATAAGTTGAGATTTAGAAGGGAGAAAATCCCCCAACTCTTGCTTATAATCTTCGTATGATTTAGTCATTCAAAACACTCTCCGTTTTAATTCGTAATCAAATATTTTATATTTCATCTTAATACCTCGTAGTTAGAGCATTATTTAAGCCCGTTAAAATATCTTCTGCTCTTTGTAGTTCGTCTTTTTCTAAGTGGTTGCCGTTCATTAACTGTTTAATTATGTCTAAATCTTCCATTTTATTGCACCTCCAAAAGTTCAAGAATTAAATTATTTTCTTCTTCAGTCATAGCGTAATGTTTAACACTGCCACCATAAAACTTTGTTGTAGTCAAGCCTTTAAAAATAGGTCTGTCTATCATTATGTCTGCATGTCTTTGATTGTATTCTCTTGCATTATTAGTTTCGAAAACGTCTTTTATAGTTTCCTTAAAATATTTACCCTCAAACAAATTTAAAGGAACGTCCAACCAAATTGAAAAATATTTTTCACTCCTTAAAGGCATTCTTTCAATGAAGAAAACTATTTTAAATTCCTGTTCTGAGTTGTAGCGGTCTGTTTTAGTTTCTAACATATACTTACTTTTTAACTCTGTTTGATGGTCTTTTAAAACCTCTGTTGCAAGTATAGGTTTATATCCTGTGCAACCGCTTTTATTTTCATAAACTCGCATTGTCAAAGGATTGAGAGCAGACAATATTTTATTTAATTCTGTTCTGTTTTTCGCCTTAAATGTAACTGTTGGGTTTTTATCTTTAGGGCTTATTATGTGTCTAACTTCCTCCCCTAAACCAAGAGCAACAAAGAAGTTTAAAACTTCCTCGGTGGCGTTTAGTTCTTCGATTTTTTCCTTTAATATTTCTTTTGTCTTAATCATTTTATACTACCACCTCGTTTAAAATTTGGTTTGCTGTTTTAATTGGTTCGCCAACATCTAAAGATAAGTTTATTTCTATGAATTCTTTTTCTTTAAGATAATTATTTATTTCTTTTATTGGTTGCAATTGTGTTTTAAGTGGTTCTGGTAGAATGTTTAAACTTGCTTGAATAAATGCTTTTTCTGCAAGTCTTAAAATAGGTCTACTTTCACAGTCTGCGGTTAAGTTCCAAGGTTCTTTTTTTGAATGTTCATATTTATCATATGGTAAAATTAAACCTTTAGATTTTCGCTTTAAATGTGATAGTTTGCAATATTTAATAAAATCTTTATCGCTCATGTTATAATCTAGTTTAGTATTTGTTATTCTTCGCCCTACATCTTGGCAAATCGAATCCCTACCAAACTTAAAAATATTTTCGTTTAATACTTCTTGTTTACATTCACCATCTAAACTTATATTAGTTTCATTCATTGCCAAAGCGATTAAATAGTTTTCTCTCGCTTTAATGAATTGAGGTATATTTTCTTTAATTAATTTTGTTGTCATTTTTATCTTTTCCAAGTGTTTAAAGTCTCACTCATAGACTATTTTTATAATTGTAAATTCGCCTTTAAGGCAAACTCAAATCTCGAAGTCTTTATACTTCTCAAGGAACTTAAAATATTCTTTGTTGTTAGGGTATGACTTACTACATTGTGGACAAAATCCAAGCGGCAAAACTTCCCATACTTTGGAAGTGAAACGAGCCGAGCAAGTCAGACATTCAACAACCCAAAAAGATTTAAGATCAGTCATTTAAACACCTTCAAATTTCGCCTTTAATAGAGATTTCCAAACTATGAAATCATCAGAGACTTTTTTATTTCCTTTCAGTTCTTTAATTAAATCTCTTGTCGTGTCGTCTATTTTAATCATCATTTTAAATCATCTGCAAAAGTATAAATAACATAAAGCAACAAACGATCACAAGAACCGCACCACCAAACATTATTATTAAACTAACACCCATTAAAGTTTTACCGTATGTTTCATTTTCTTTCATTTGTTTATGCATTGTTTTCATTTTTTATACCTCTTTAAAAGTTATTTTAAAACTTTTATTATCATTGCAAGATTTTATAATAGTAGAAAAATCATAGCTCTTGATTAATTGAATATATTCTATTACCATCTTGGTTTCTTGATATGTTAAAAAGTTTGTCGATATGAATTTATCTTCTTTCATTGTTTCACCACACCATCATATTTTAAATTGAATTGTTGCTCTTGTTCTTTCGTTATTTTAAAGTTTAATATTATCCTCATTTGTTCAACCCCTCAATAAGACTTAAAGCAGACTTATAAGCTTCTTTTTGTCCTTCAAAATAGTTTTGTAAATCTACGTTCTTAATGAAATGCTTTTCTTTAGTTGTTGATTGTGTGATCCAGTGGTTTAATAGTTCAATAATGTTTTCTTGATTCATTTTAATAATTCCTCCTGCATTAAATCTTTATAATATTTAACGTCTTCCAGTGTTTCATTTATATCTTCTTGCGAAGCCTTGCCAAGTTCCCCTTTAATGAATCTGTAACAAAGGTTTAATTTTTCGTTATAGCTGTTATAATTGTTTAAATTCATTTTAACACCCTGATAGGTGGAATAAATTTCCGTCTTGGTATATTGCGTATTTTTGAGTTATTGGTTTATCACAAATGCAACAAATCCCATTATTAGCTTTTATAATCATTTTAATAAAACCTCACTTCGTTCCCTAGATCTTGCAAGTTTTAAACTTACTAAATCAAAACCTTCTTTCTTTGTAATCATTCTTAAAAATAAACTTTTCTTTCCGTATGTAATCATTTTCTTAATCACCTACTATACTTAAACTATATCTACTATATAAACCTTTGGCGTGGGTGACCAGTGTGTCCAGTGCTCATGATCTTAAGGAGTGTGTGAGACACACATAAAGGGGTTGTGAGAGACTCTCTTGGGGGGGTAGGCTAGACACACACACCAAGAGATAAGATAAGATAGACTACTCTTAGTAAGTATAAGAGTAATAGTAAGTGCAAGAACAAGTATAAGTATAAGTATAAGTATAAGGTCGCTAGCGGTTATTTCCTTAGGGTTATTTCCTTAGGGTGAGTTTAAGTTACTACTTAGTTATGGGAATGCACGCACACAAGCTGTATCATTGTTTAATTTATTTCAATAGTCTACAGTATATAGGTTTCCTAGTGCCTAACTAATTGAGAGGAACAAAACATAAATAATTGAATTGCCTAAAGAAACTAAGCAAAACCTAAAAGAAGCGGGGGGGAAGCAAAAAAAGAAAAAGAAAAAGAAGTAAGTGAGTGTCTCGCTAAATTTTTTCGCATTTTCATTCCAACCTCTTTTACAACCGACAACTATATAAGTAACCTATGTTTGTAAAATAACATGTCAATCATAACAGGTTCAATTTCCTTGAATTCTCATTACCAGAAACTATTAAACGAATACATGAATGAAGTAAAACTCAAGACTATGTTGGGTAAGAAATACTCACAACGACAAATGTGCCAACTAATCATCATGGACTTTTTAGATGAAGTAAGCTCCAACAAAGAACTCTTGCAAGCAGAATTAGACAAAGAATTACTTGAAGACTCACTTAAACTCTTAAACTCCCAGTCTTCCATTAACACAGAAAAATGACAAACGAAATTATCTTAACAGAGAAAACAGGACAAGAACTAGCAATCACATCAGGCTACAAACTACCGAGAGGAGTATGGGCTAGCATAGAATCACTAAATCCAGAAGAACAAGAAAAATACATTCTAGCATACCCCAGTCAAAACCCAAACCCATCATACCAAGAATGGGTGGAAGGAGTAACACAAACAATACTCTTCAAACACAAAAACGACAGCAAAGAACGAATGGGAAGAATACAAAAAGCATTGGACCAACACGAAACAAAACTAAAAAAGCTAGAAGCAAACCCAAGGACGGACCCTGAAGAACTCAAAACAGCACGCAAAGAACTCAAAAGACTATCCAACATGGCAGGAACCTCACAAGATCACTGGAACGATACTTTGGACCGTTTAACTCGCAGCGTGCAAAAAACCCTAGACAGAGAAAAACCAAAGACTGTAAACCTGAACCAAAACGTCCTATCAGTCAGTGACTTCCAAAACATGATACAAGGTATTGACGAAGATAAGATAGTTGATGCAGAATTCGAAGAGGTGGATTTGTAATGCCAGCAGAATGTGATGTGTGTGGGGAAGAAGTAAGTTATTCAGAGAAAGTATTAACTCTAAGGAATAATGCAGAAATTGTAGTATGTAAGAAATGTTGGAGAAAAGCTTAATGACATTTAAGAAACTACATGAAGATATTGATTATAACGCACACAACATGGGTGAGATGGGGATATTCATAAGAACAGAATATGCTCACAATAAAATCAACGACTGTGAAAAAAAAGTAAAAGATGCATTAATGTTAGTATTATTTATTACAATGATGGGAGAATCTTACCATGATGATACTTTAAGAGAAAAGTGTTATTGGCAATTAATTAATGAATTAGGGTTAGAATGAAGAAACTAAGCATGCAAGAAAGAATGATAACGATGAAGTTAGCATATGATTACTCCAAGCTAGACTTCACAAAACCAATCAACAGAGAAAACATTGACTGGGACATCTACGAAAACAAATTCAAGTTCGTAGACCAAGTAAAAGCCATGAAGAACCCAAATCCACTCTACATGAAAATGATAGACAGCGACTACACCATGAGAAGCTACTACTTCCTAAGAATCAACAACGAACCACTAAAACTATTCTCATACCAAGACATAATCATCAACGACACCTACAGATTCAAATACTTCGAAGCAGCAAACCAAATAGGAAAAAGCATAGAACTAGACGTTGAAGCAGTAAACGACTTCACAAAGGATCACGACAAAGAATACAACATAGCAATCATATCAAAAACACTACCCCAGTCAACACACCAAATGAGAAGAATAAAACAATTACTGAACTCAATGAGTCATCTCGACTGGAGAGAAGACAAAGGAGACAGTGACTCGATGAGTGTATTGGAACTAGCATGGAAGGACGAAAAAAGAACAGACACTAAAGGAAACCCCGTAACCAAATACGTTAATCGAATAATCTGTGCGCCAGCAACAGAAGCAGCACTAGGATACGACCTCCACAAAGTATTCCTTGATGAATTCGAATTCTGGGATGATGACGTCTACATGCATGACCAAATATTAGAACCACGAACATACGGAACAAAAGGAGGAATGACAGTAACAACAAACCCTAACGGAACAGAAACCAAAGGAGCAGAACTAACAAGACTAATACTTCCAGACGGAACAAAGAAATATCACGTTTACAACTTCAACTTCCTAGACCGACCAAGCAACACACAAGAAGAACTAGAAGCAGCAAGTGCAGGAAAAACAAGACAAGTAGTAGAATCAACATTATTAGCAATAAGAAGCATAAGTGACAAAAACTACTTCACACCAGATGAGATAGATCGAAGCAGAGACAAAACACTAACAGAACTCAAAATGGTAAACAAACAACCATTCTTCTTCCTGGACGTGGGAGCAAAAAAAGATGCATCAGTCCTAGTAGGGGGATTTATTGAACCAGATGATAAAATTGAAAACTTAATGCACATATACATCCCAATAATAAAACCATATCCAGTAGGATATCCCTTATCCAGAGTAGTTGGTTTAACAGATGAAAAACAAGATAGTGATGGATGGGAACACCACAAAAGCGTAAAAGAACATATTGAAGAATGGAGTATAGATGGAACAATACCAACACTCGGAGTGGATGCAACAGGAAACAGTGGAATCATACCATTGATGGAAGCAGCAAAACTACAACCGATAGACGTCCAATTCTCAGGACCAGTAAAGAGTGGAATGTACCAAAGATTCAAATACTTCATGGAAAAAGGATTATTACACAGAATACCAAACAAACAATTCGATTATGAAGCAAGTCACCTCGAAGTAAGAAAAAGTATGAGAGGATACTTGATGATTCACCACGAACATGAAGATGACCACGATGACGTAATGGATGCAATTGCAGGACTAATCTACATCGCAGACAATCCAGACATAGTCCCAGCCACACTCTCTTTTTTTTAACCAAACAAAATGATACGACAATTATTCAAAAGAACAGACTCGGTGTTTGAACAACACAAAAAGTCCAACCTAAAAAGCGATATAGAGATTGAAACAGTTTACGGGAAAGAAAAAGTTAAAACACAAACCAACAGATTCCACTTCGCACACTTCATACTGAAATACAAAATAATGCTTCCACTATTCTGGGTATTCCACAAAATATTCGGAAAAAAGATGATTAAGACAACACCAGACCTAGTCCAGTTCAAATATATAAAAATGTTCGAGAGAGTGTTTGACAAAACAGTAATTGATTGGATTCACACCTACTTAGACATTGGAAGCAAAAAAAACAGGACACGTGAAGAAATACAAAAATACTACGAAACAAACATCGGAAGCACAGGACACTGCCTAAGACTGATGAAAGAAACAATGCTAACAATAACCACCAATGATGATGCATACATGGAGTTCCTCCCATTCTTTTTCCATAACATATATTTTGAAATGGAGAAAGACCTAAAAGAAAACAAACCACACCTACTCCACACAATGGGAACGTCAATGACGACTCAAATGGAGAAACTATACTTATCAATAACACAACAAATCAAAGAAGGTAAACTGAAATATGAAATCAAACCCTGTGGAATCCAAACTAAAAACGGAATCAAAAAACTGTAGCTCTTGCACTCAATGGATTCATAATTGCAAAGCAGCGTGTTGCAGAGTATTCAGAGCGGAATCAAGACACATGCACAAAGGTAGAGTTAACTCATTCTGGTTCCACTTCGATAAGAATCCAGACATGGCAGAATACTACAGGCTACACAACTGCTTAGTATTCAGTGGAAAAGTCTTTGTTCCATTAGGAAAACTAAGATTGGAGATTAAAGACGGATACCACTATTTTTATGGTGATTGTAAAAACCTAGAAGGAAATTCTTGCAAGGAACACACTTCAGGAAACAGACCAAGTGTTTGCAAAGACTTTGATGAAACGAGTGGTGAAGAAACAAATAAATGGTTTGTAGTTCCAGAATGTCTCGCAAACTACAAGAGGGAAAATAAATGAAAAAACAAGATGCAAATAAAGTAAAGTTAGGTGCTGCACTATCTGCGGCACAAATTGAAGAACGAAGAAGTTATATTCAAAACCAACATGAATACTTGAAAACAATCTTTAGCAGATTATACATTCAAGAAGAGTTAAGTGAAATGGATCGACAATTAGCTAAAGGTGCAGAAATAACAATGCAATGGTTCGGAATACCCTTCCCTCACGAAATATTGAAGATGGAACGAAACATAAAACTATTTGCTTACAAAGACTTAATTCGTGACGAAGAAGGATTGAAAAGGGATTTAATCGCTGACGGATTAACTATTGGCGACTTGAAGACACTCATTCAAACCCAAAAGATAATTGAATTGAAGGTAAAATGAATAAGATAATCAAAACATTTAAATACTTGAACCCTAAGAGACTCTTCGTTAGATTAAAAACCTTCAATGAGAAGGCGAAGCAACTGGATGAAAACCCCTACAGTTTGTTTCTTGATTGGATACTTGATATAATCCAATATGGGTTTGTAGCAACAGCAATAGCTCTGCTTGTTATTTGGCAAGGTTGGCTTGGAGTTGGAATATCATTCGGAATGATGTTTTGGTTGTATAAAACTGTATTGAGAGAAACTAAGGAAATAATTAAGGAATAAAAAAATGGGACAACTATCAAGAGTTTTTAGGGAATTGAATAGTAGTCCTGACAGAACAAATCAACAGCATATACCCATGCTTAACGTGATTAGTAATTCTTTGTCAGGATATATTAATGCGTATGGGCAGACTGCAAAGAAGAAGAATCTAGTTTCGTGGTATAAAGCAATACCTGAATTAACTGCACTCATAAATAAAGTCGCTAAAGACGTTGTTTACAAATACAAATTTGTTCCAGTTCTCCCTAATCAAACTGGTAGAAACAAAATTCTTGTTGCAAACAAATTCTCCACAGAAATCAAACTAGGAAAGATGATGAGGGCACAAATGTCAGACATCTTAGGAACTGGAGAAGGATACGGTTGGATTGGCAAAATAACTGAAAAGCAAATAACTGCTGAAGTCACTAAGGTTTTGAAAGAAAGAGGCTTTAAAGAAACCAAATCTAAGAAACAAATGACTCAAAGGATTGTTGAAGAGTTCAAAGCCACAGACCGATTAGCAGATACTATGTTCATTGACGAACACGTATTAAAACCTAGAAAATATCGTTATATCGCGTCATCAACAATGGAGATTATTCACAATCAATACGATGTAGAAAGCTACATGCAAAGAGTGGGAACCACTCAAGAAAGTTTCACACCAAAAGAAATAATTCACTTCACACAATTAGAATTCGATGGAAGGGTATCAGGATTTACTCCAGTAGAATCTATCGTTGTTCAGCTAGAATTGTTACGTCAAATGTGGCAAAACATGCTTGCAATGCAAAGAAATGGTGGTGCTCCTGATAAAATCATAACTCTCGAAAATGAGAAAGTTGGATCAGCCTCATTCAAACGAATCGAAGAACAATTAAGAAAATACAAGCTTGTTGAGAATAGTCATGGTAACATGTTGTTCACTGGAAAAGTTACAGTTAGTGATTTGCAACAATTAGATAAAATGCAGTTCATGGACATGGGACTTTACATCACAGGACTTGTGGCTATGCAGTGGAATATTCCTCGGTCTTCCATACCCTACATTGTGGGTGGAACAAACACGAAAGACGATACTGGTGGAAACTCAGAGAGAGATTATTGGAGAACTATTGAGTTCTTACAAGAAGACTTTGCTGAAACTATGAACACCCAATTATGGATTCCTTACTTCGGAGTCAAACTTGTTTTTGAAAACCCATTCGTTGTTCAAGACATTCAACTAGAAAGTGCCAAGATGCAAAAGCTAAACAACATATTGACCGTTGATAAAATACTTTACAAATCTGGAAAACAACTTAACGAAGAGAAAGTTCTTGAGTTATTGGAACTGTCAATTGACGATTTGACTGAAGCACAAGAAATGGAAATGGATGGTGCTGCAGAAGGAATGGATAATCAAATGTCTAAGCAAGATTCAGAAAGCACAGAAGGTGACAAGAATGTTGCTAATTCAAAACGTGAAGAACAAGCTCAAACTGCAAGAAGCACAGGAAAACCCACTGGAAGGTAATTATTTATCCAAAAAAGTAGCAATTAATACAAACATTTAAATAGTTACTAAATTCAGAACTTAAACAGACCCCCCAACATAATGCCTGACGAGATCGAAACAAATACTTCTAAAAATTCTCAAGATAAGGTGACTGCTACAAAAAACATAATCTATTCTAAAGTCCATGGTTATGAAAAAAAGGAAACAGAAGATTTAATTATTGGTGGATATATTGCAACAACACACTTAGATTCAGGATTTTTCGATTCTGACAGGGAAGTGTTTGTTAGGGATAGAATTGCAAAAGAAACGCTAGATTCTTGGCAAGTGGAGATCAATGAAGGTGTTCCACGTGCAAACAAAGCAAGCGTTAATCACAACAGAGAACCTCACGTTTCAGGAGTTGGAATTAAAGGAACTGCACAAGTTCACCAACTAAAAGATGGAGAATACGGACTTTACGTTGACACATTAGTTGACAAAACAAAAGATAACTTTGAAGACACAAAATATCGAATAGATCACGATTTACTAGACTCATTCTCAATAGAATTCGCTACAAAAGACATTATGACTGGAGAATATATTCCTGGCGCAGTAACAGAACAAGATATTGGCGGAGGAATAATTCGTTCCTTAATGCCAAACACAGTATTGAGGGGATATACCTTGGCCAGCCAACCAATGAATGAATTTGCAGTAAGACTAAAAGAAATACAAAATACAACATCGGAGGAAAACCACATGACTAAAGAAGTTAAAGAAGCGGCTCCTGAAGAAGTAGTTGCGGAAAAACCAAAAGAGACTATTGAAACTCCAGAAGTTATTGAAGAACCAAAAGAAGCTCCCGCTCCTGAACCAGTTCAAGAAGAACCAGTTGAGGAAAAGAAAGAAACTCTATCAAAAGAAGATGCGAATATTCTTAAAGAAGCAAAAGAAAGAATTGTTTCAGAACAGAAAGAGGAAGAAAAGGAGAAAATTGTTTCAGAAGTAAAGGCTGAAGTAAAAGAAGCTCTTAAAACAGTTGAGGTTAAAAATAAAACAATGGTAAATACAAAAGAAGAACTACCTGAGTTTGTAGAGTTCAAAGAAACTCTTGAAAAGAAACACATTGATGCACAATTCGCTGCAGCTGGAAAATTAGCAGATTCGCTAAAATTAACAGTTGGTGAAATAAAAACTACATCAAGAGCAGAATCAAGAGAATTCAAGAATTTCCGAGTAAACGGATCTAAACTAGAATTTAAATCTCTTGGTATCACTACAAACCAAAATACAGACACAGATTATCTACTCTCAGCAGCAGAATTATCTGATGTGTTTGATCCAGTAATATACAATTACTTAAATCAATTAACAACTACCTGGAATACGTTGATGAAAGACGATAAGTCTATGAAAGGCAACAACCAAGTTCAGTTCACAATTAAAACTGCACGAAACACAACCGCAGCAGCTTACACTGGTAATGCAGTATCGCTAGGTAATGTGAGCCGTCAAAAATACATGACTAAGTTTAAGAAATACCAAGTGGGTGTTGAAGTAGATGGTGACATGATTGCCGCAGCACGTGGTGGACCGTTAGGAGATGTTTTCTCACAAGAAGTAAGAGATTCTACAGAAGACCTTATGGAAGTTATGAATGCAGCTCTTTATGCAGAAGTTGGTCTGGAAACAGCAGCTGGCGTAATTGGTTTTGAATATCTTGCAGACAGTGCAGGTAACACAACTCTTTACAACGTATCTCGAAGTGCAGCTAATCAGTTAGCACCAGATAGTGCAGGAAATACCTACATTAATGGAGCTAGTGCAAAAGTTTCTAAAACAAACTTGAGAGCAGCAATCAGAAATGCAAGAGAAGAAGGAGCTAAAGATGCAAACTTAGTATTTTACGTTAGTCCTATCCAATACGATATGATTAAATCATTATACGATGATGCACAAAGATTAGTCCCAGTGTCTAGTAGATTTGGTTTCGCTGGAATGATGAGTTTCGATGAAATTCCTGTATTCTTTGACAAAGACTGTAATGATGATGATATATTCCTTGTGGACTTAGAAACACATAGAATTGCAATTTGGGTTCCACCAACTCTGGAAAGACTAGGTAAAGACTCAGATAGTGAGAAAGGATTCATCAAATCATATTGGTGTTCATACAACAAAGCACCACGTAGAATCTGTATGATCTACGGGAACGCAACATCTTAAGGAGGTAATGAAAAATGACAGCAGTAACAATAACTGAAATATCATCCGTAGATGCCCCTTGCACACTAGCTACAGGAACTGCAAAAAGACGAGCAATAGTTTATGTTCGTTGCACTTCTGCATCGACTGGAGATACGTTAAATTTAGCAACGTATGTTCCTAATATCGCAGACGTTGAAGGTATCTCTTACGAGACACTTGATGGTGCAGATGCAATTACATCAGCTAATACTTGGGCAGCAGGAGTAATAACTTACGCAGGCCACGCAGGTAGTGGAGTTTGGGAAACTGCATACATAGTCAATTTTACATAAATTGATTATTTTTTTTATTTTTTTTATTTGAAAAAAGATAAGGATATAAAATATGACCGCAGCAACCGTAACTGAAGTGCCAGGCGCATACTTACCAGGATTTAAAATTGGAACTATTAGTGCAGCAGACTCTTACACAACAACTTTTGGATTTGCAGAAGTTGAATGGGTGATGGTTTCAGCAAATGGTGACAACGATGGAATCGTAAGTGCAGCAATATCTTCTGGAGATGTAACAATTGGATTAATTGATGATGGAGGGTCTGCAATTGCAACTCCTACAGCAATTAATTTTATTGCAAAAGGAAGATAAATACTTTTTTATTTTTTTTTTAATTTTGATTAACTGAGGTAATAAAGATGACATTCAAATGTATTAATTGTTCGTGGGAAGGAACCGTTCTTAGCGAGAAACCACTTAGGGGAAAATGTCCTACTTGTGGTGATGAAGTTAAAGGTAATGCTCCTGTGATTTTAGAAAAGAAAATAGATGCCTTGCCAGAAAAAAGCAAAGGGCGAATAAAAGATTTTGTTGCGGATATTATGGATGATGGAAAACGTAATAGAAGTAATAGAAAGAAGAAGAAATAGGTGAAATGAAATGACTGCAACCGTAACAGGAACAATAGTTGACGCATCAAGCGAGACTCTCATAGAAGCACAATTACTATCTCTAGCTGTAACAAGTAGCGAAGTTATTGTAATACCAATAACCTCCAGCAGAGTATATCTTGGCAAAGTAGTAATAACTTAGATTCAAAATGCCAAAGCGACTGACTCAGGGTGAACGCCTAGTGAAAATAGAGACTGACATAGAATATATTAAAAGGCAGAACGAATCACAAAGTATCAAACTAGACAAATTCATAACTTGTGCAGATGATAAATACGCCCACAAAGAAGAACTTGAGGGGTTTAAAGCTGAAGTTATACAATACAGAAAAGAACAAAACACAAGCACACGTTCTTGGATTCAATGGGTTCCAGGAACTTTAATTGCTATTGTAGCATTGATAATAGCGTTGGTATAAAAATGAAAACTAAACTATTTGCAATAATTCTCCCACTCATATTAATCATATCATTATCATTAGTTAGTGCCGCCGACTTCACTCCGACTGGAGATATTAATGGTCGATCAGTTTATGGCATTTACAACATGACTTTCTTCAATGTTTCAATACTGAATTATTTAGGAACTTGCTCAAACGGTCAAAGTTTATCTTTTAACTCAACATCAGGTTCAATGTATTGTAGTGATGCTAGCGCAGGAACAGTATATTCAGTAGGAACGGATAACACTTATTTAACAGGGGGCGCAATTACATCAACTGGAACAATCACATTTAACACAACTCTCGCAGGAACTAGTCTTGCAGTTAATAGTTCAGACTATTGGGATGACTTAAATTCACCTACAGACATAACAGCGTTAGGCACTATTGGAAGTGCTACAAGTATAACTTCAACAGTGTTTGTTGGACCTTTAACTGGTAATGCTGACACAGTAACAAACGGAGTTTATACAACCGACTTCCCACTTAATCAAGATACAACCGGTAATGCTGCAACGGCAACCGCACTCGCAGCAAACCCTTCAGATTGTAGTGCAGGCCAAGCACCTTATTTAATAGCTGCCAATGGAGACTTTGGAGGGTGCACAGATTATTATCAAACAGTCACTGATTCTTTTGTTTACAATACAGGCGACACTATAACTGGTGCTTTAAATGTTTCAGGACAAGTTCATGCAGATACAAATATTCTTATTGGTCCTGAAGTTGGAGAATATGCATTTTATAATACGGATGGAGATTTATATTTAGGTAACGGAAGTTTAGGAATATACAATGGTCAAGCAGGAATATGGGCTTTACCTTATGGAGCTGCGTTAATAGTTAATGAGAATAGTGCTGGTTTGAACTTCTCAAGTCTTACTGGTGTAGCTACATTAAATGGTACAACTAAAATTATTTGTGATTCAACAAATCCTTTCAATAGTTATAATGAAAATATGTTCTTGGAAGTGTTAAGCGGAACACCTAATTTTGCAGGAGCTACTGGCGAGATAGATATGTACATTAACAGTACATGTATAGGCGTTAGTTTTGGCAGTGCAGGTAGCGATATTATTCCTGATGGTTCTGGATTAAGTTATATTGTTTATCCTCAACCAATATTTAGTGTATTGGATAATGGAGA